TAAGTAATAGAGGAACTTTTCCTCTATCGTGCCCCCGCTAGGTCTTGAACCTACGCCGTCTCGCGGTGCGGGGGCTGTTGTTCTATGCGTTTACCTTGAAGCCCTTAAATATCGGGTTAGCCCCGCGATAAGGTTCGTGTGGAAGTCTTCCATCTGTCTCGATAAGTGCTCGAGCCTGTCTTAAGGCATAATCTTTTGGCACTCCGTAGAATGTCGCCTCGCTTTCTATACCATTAACGAGAGCGTTTATCTGCCACCCTTTCCCGTATCCGTGCCGTGCGAGGCTTGTCGCTTTGATTTTCATTATGCGCCCACCTTTCCAAATTTGATTGCCCTGCGTTGTGCTCTGTTCATTTTCTTGGGAGGGTTACAGATAAAACAGTTTCTACCTATAAGGCATTCGCCGTATCTTGTATGTAGCATTTCTTTTTTCTCCTGTCTTAAGTCTGAAAGTTCTTTAGGCTCATCAGTCGAGGCACTTACCCCGAGACCGTCGCCCCTCTTGCGAGGGGCTAGGTTTCGCCTTCCTTACTCTTGCTCGGTGAACATCTCTTCGCAAGCCTGACATATCGGGGCGCACTTTTCAAGCACCGTCGCCGAGAGGCGAATCTTCTCGCCACATCCGCAGACTGCCACTTTTAGATTTTTATTGCGTCCCTTTGCTTTTGCGCCCTCGTCGGCGGTAGCCGTAAGGCGAAGGGCTGCCTCGATGATGTCGTGAGCCTCTTGCCACCTTGCCACGCAGGAATCGGGCACTTTGGTATCCGTCCACCCCTTGCCCTTAACCTGCCCAATCTCTAGCCCTAGACTCTCGGCGGTGTTCTTAAATTTCTTGTTGTGATAGCCCTCGGCAGTTGTGCCCTGTATCCCGTTTTGAAGGTCTAGTGAGTGTGCTACCTCGTGAAGGAGCGTCCCAAGGGTGGCGCGGGCTCCTCGTGAGAATGAAGGAGCCGAGAGGAAAATCTCGTGAAAGTTCTCGGTTCCTGCCTGCCAAGGCTTGAACTGCGTAAAGTGCCCGTGAACCTTGGAAGAGCGTCCGATTGTAATCGTTGCGCGGGGGGCTCCCGTTTCCTCTCGGATGATTGCGTGAGCGTCTTCTAGTGCTTTGGTGATAACCGAGAGGCTCTCGGTCTTTTCTAGTGTTGAGGTGTTCATTTCTTCTCCTGTTCGAGCGTGAGTTTCACGCTTACGGGATAATGGTCTCAAATTCTGCCCTAAGACTCAAGCCCAAAACGCGTGATTTAGGTCACATTCTTACCCGTACAGATGTTCGATAGATTTCCCCTACTCTTCCCCCTGATTAGTTGAACTTTCAACTATTCTAGAATCATTCCTCAATTATGCCCGCCCGCCCTACCCTGCGGGATGTCACGGGGGGATAGTCACCTTCTCAATATCCTCTAATTACTTGCTAGGAATCTACATTATTACTAAGAGAATCCCGATTTAATAACTCTCAATCATTACTTAAGACCTAAGAAGAAGGGAGGTGCCCTGCCGTCGGAACTAGTCTGCCGTAGGGACGCACCGCTCAGGGCGGTTTGACCCCGCATTACATTAAATCGGTCGTATATATATACATATAGTCACCTAAAATATTTCTGTTATATTCGCCCTATAACCTATTGAACAGGACTTTTGTAGCCCAAAGGGCGCAAAAAGGACTGGATATAAAAATACTTACCGAAAACCTGTTCGGTTTTCCGATTTGAACAGGTTATCTTATATGTATAGATATTTATATATCTATACGGAGCGTCGCTCCGCCTCTTGCGGGCTACGCGACTATATATAATATATATAATTATATATAATATATATCAGGTGCCCGTATTCTGACCGTTTACCGAGGGGCGTTTATTCTAAGTTTTAACGGGGGTAACTGATGGGACGAAAATCGGGAAAAGTTGACATCCCAAAGGGCGAAGCCCAGGAGCGCGTCCTTCATCAACTGAGCCAAGGTAGCACCATCAAGGCGGCTATGGAGTCGGTCAACCGAAACGAAGTGACCTTCCGCCAATGGGTGATGGCTGACCCTGAATTCAAAGAACGTTCTGACAAAGCAAGACTAACGGGCAAGGGCGTCAAGGCTGACCTAGCCAACCTCAAGGACATTTCCTTCGAACAATTCTCGCAAGAGTTCCTTGACACTAAGATTTTTCCTCACCAAAGAACCTGGATAGATTTACTTGAGGGACGGGAGCCATCTTGGCTACACCCGTCTATGATATTCGAACCAGGGGCGCATAACCGAGTTCTTATTAACGTGCCCCCTGAACACGCCAAGAGCACGGTACTGACCATCAACTACGTCACCTACCGAATTGCCACCAACCCTAACATCAGAATCATCTTGGTCTCCAAGACCCAGGGTATGGCGCGTAAGTTCCTCTCAGCCATCAAGACCAGACTAAGCCATCCGTCCTGGATTAAACTCCAGACCGCTTTCGGTCCTAATGGTGGATATAAGGCGGACTCGCCTACGTGGTCCGCCGATATGATTTATCTTGGCTCAGGTCGAGATTCTGGTGAGAAAGACCCCACGGTTCAAGCCTTGGGTTTTGGCTCCCAGATTTACGGTGCTCGCGCCGACCTGATTATCCTCGATGATGTCGTGATGAACTCCAATGCCCACGAGTGGGAGAAGCAAATTGAATGGCTTCAAAAAGAAGTTATCACGCGTTTGGGACGACACGGGAAACTCCTTATCGTAGGAACCCGTGTTGCCCCTGTAGATTTATACAAACAGATACGGGACGGCTCTAACTGGACTGGTGGCAAATCGCCTTTCACTTATTGTGCGATGCCAGCCGTTTTAGAGTTTGATGAAAAGCCTGCCAACTGGAAAACGTTGTGGGCAAAAACAGACCGCCCTGAAGGCGAGAATGATGAACCTGATGAACAAGGACTTTACCCCAAGTGGGATGGAGGCGCTCTCTTCACAAGAAGAAGCGAAGTTGCTCCCTCTGTATGGGCTATGGTCTATCAGCAAGAAGACGTCGTTGAAGACGCAATCTTTGCGCCAGCAGCAGTTGCAGGATGTGTCAACGGTATGCGAAAGCGCGGACCGCTTAAACCAGGTGCTCCAGGTCATCCACAACACCTCGAGGGGTATACCGTTATAGGGCTTGACCCAGCAATGACGGGTAACACAGCAGCAGTTATAGCAACTTATAACAAGGCTGACTCAATGATTTATATTCTTGATTGCGTCAATATGACCGACCCAACGCCTATGAAAATCAGATACTTGATTGAGGATTGGGTACAACGATACAAACCACAAGAACTACGTATTGAAATTAACGCTCACCAGAAAGCCTACGCCCTCGATGACGACTTGCGAAACTGGCTGTCAATGTATGGCTGCCAACTCAATTCTCACTTCACTGGTAAAAATAAGTGGGATACTAACTTTGGTGTGGCTTCTATGGCAAGCCTCTTCGGCTCTCTTAGAGATGGAAGATTCCAAGATAACAATTTAATAGAACTACCTAGCAATGAAGGCTCTGAAGGTCTTAAGGCGCTAGTTCAGCAATTGATTACCTGGAAGCCTGACACAAGAAACGCAACCGACTGCGTGATGGCTTTATGGTTCGCCGTTATCCGTATCCGCGAGATGATGCAATCAGGAACTCAAACTCAACGTTGGGTTCAAAATCGCTGGGCAACTAGAGCACAAACTCAACGACGTACAACAATTAATTTAGATGAAGCCGTTGCAGAACAATGGCAAGAAATATACGGTTAGGATACTAATGGCACTATCAATCGAGCAGATTGCAGCGCGTGTAGAGTCTTTACGCTACCGCTCTGTAGACAGGGACCAGCGCAACCTTGACGTCCTTGCTGTACGCAAAGGTCAGATTGCTTCTGTATACCCTGACTTCTTTCCAGATGGGGTAGATGCCAATGTCGTTGCAAATTTTGTGGATATTGTTGCGCGAGACCTCTCAGAGGTTATGGCTCCACTACCAGCGGTTAACTGCAATGCGGCGAATTCGGTTTCTGACCGCGCTCGTAAGTTTGCTGATACACGTACTCGCATTGCCTCTAATTATTTTGCTCACTCAGATTTATCTGTACAGATGTATCAAGGCGCAGACTGGTACATCACATATGGTTTCGTCCCGTTCGTAGTAGAACTCGACGAAGAAGCAAAACTGCCACGCATACGCCTAGAGAACCCAATAGGTGCTTACCCTGATTTCGACCGCTATGGACGGTGCGTTGCTTTTGCGAAACGATATACAATGACACTAGGTGAACTTGTCTCCTTGTTCCCTGAATTTGAGTTTGAACTGCTTGGCAAGTTACGCTACAAGCAAGATTTGACTCAACAGGTTGAGATGATTCGCTACTACGATAAAGACCAATCGGTTGTTTATCTTCCAACAAAGGGCAACTTAGTTCTTTCAACTGCTAAGAATCCACTTGGAAAGATGATGATTGTTGTCGCAAAGAAGCCATCTGTTGATGGCGATATGCGTGGTCAATTCGATGACATCATTGGTATTCAGTTGCTACGCAACCGCTTCGCTCTCCTTGCGATGGAAGCAGCAGAGAAATCTGTTCAGGCTCCTATCGTTCTGCCTACAGACGTACAAGAACTTATGCTTGGTGGAGATGCGATTATCCGCACCAACTCACCAGCGGGCGTTCGTCGTGTAGAACTTAATCTTCCTCAAGGCGCATTCACAGAGCAGACATTGCTCAATCAAGAAATGCGTGTAGGTGCACGTTATCCTGAAGGACGTACAGGAAACATTGACGCCTCAGTTGTTACTGGTCAAGGCGTACAGGCTCTTATGGGTGCATTTGATACCCAAGTCAAGAGCGCTCAAGCAATCTTTGCTAGCGCACTACGCGATGTAATTCAAATTTGCTTTGAAGTAGATGAAAAGATTTTCCCAGAGACAAAGACAATTCGTGGTGTAGATGCTGGTTCACCTTATGAAATCACCTACAGCCCAGTCAAAGACATCAAGGGTGATTACTCTGCAGATGTCCGTTACGGAATGCTCGCTGGTCTTAACCCAGCACAAGGTCTAATCTTTATGCTTCAGGCTCTCGGTGGCGGTCTTATCTCTAAAGATTTGGCTATGCGTGAACTTCCATTCACAGTTAACGTCACACAAGAACTCGAAAAGATTGAAGTTGAAAATATGCGCCAAGCGTTGCTTGGTTCATTAACTGCTTACACACAAGCAATTCCAGCAATGGCTACACAGGGTGGAGACGCATCTGATATTGTGCGTAAGATTGCTGCAGTTATCAAGGCTCGCCAGAAAGGTGTTGCCCTAGAGGATGCGATTG